TTAAACAGTTCTCATGAGGTCCCCAAACATCTTCGAAGCCTCTTTTTTTCTGTCACTGGTAATGTGTAAATAAACTAATCTAGTTGTTTTGTCTTCGGTATGTCCTAAGCGAGCCATAATTCTGTGAAGATCTACGCCTGCTTCTGCGAGAAGTGAGGTGTGAGTGTGTCTGAGAGAATGAGGAGTTAATTTTTTCTGAATACCTGACTTTTTCAATACTGAATTGAAACGGTTTTCAATCGTTTTAAGGAATGGTGGATAACCATAATACTTTGTTCTCTTCATTCTCCCAAAAATAAAGTTGCCATCGAACCACTCATCTTTAATCGCAATTTTAATTTTATTTTGAATTGCTTTGTGTTTCTTTATAACTGAAATTACTTCTGGTTCTATATCAATAACCCTAATGGAACCTTTTGTTTTTGGAGTTAAAATTTCAAATTCTTTAGTATTGTCCTTATCATTAAAATATGTTTTTGTGATACTGATACTGTTGTTTTCAAAATCCACATCGCTCCATTTAAGTGCTGCTAATTCACCAATCCTCATGCCTGTCCAAGCCAATAGGAAGAACATTGTGAAATATTCATGATCAAAATTTCTATTAGCTGTGTCCAGAAAAGTTTTGAGTTCAGTTTTTTCAAAATATTTATCCTCAATTGATTGGTTTTCTAACTCCTCAACGGTTTTAATGTCTTTAGGTAATTGAGCGAATTCCGTCGGATCATCTAAAATGATTTTTTGTTGTCTAGCCCTCCGGAAAACCATTTTAGCTACAGAGTGTATGTTGCTAATATTTCCTTTGGATAATTCCTCTTCTTCTTTTAATTTCACCAACATTTTTTGGTAGTCCTTATCAGTAATCTCTTTGACTTTTTTATTACCAAGGTGTTTATTTAGGTGTTTAATTTCTTTTTTCCTAGTTCGTAAAGTGCTGTTTTTAACTCCAGACAGTTTGTATACTGAGTGCCATTCGTCGCAAAGCTCTTTGAAAGTTATTTTGTGCTTCATATCCAGTTTAACTTTACCAAGAATATACTCCATTTCAGCAGCAGCTTGCTTGGCGTCCTTTTCTCTCAAAAAACCACGCTTTGGTATTCTCTGTCTTTTACCGGTTTTTGGATCAATACCATTTTCAATGACATACATCCATCGAATGCCTTTTTTAGTTTCATATTTTTGAATACTAGCCATGTTAAAAGCCTCCTAAATTAAGTTGTTTTAAGGAACTCTCATATAAAGCAAAAGCAAAGCTTTTTCTTCTAAACATCTCTAAACGGGCAGTAGCAAAAGAGTAAGTTACATTAAAGGTGTCACCAATTAGCTTTATCGCTTCAGATTGCAAAGAAGGCAGGTTCAACTTTTGAAGCATAAAAGTCGGAACACAAAAGTGATACATGAATTGTTTTGCTTGAAATTCTTGTAATTCTCGAAAGAGCTTATGCATATCAAACTGATTTCCGTAGTGCTTCATCACATGACATAATTCGTGACCAAACTCTTCCCATTGTTGTTTTTTATTTAGACGTTTATCAATGACCATGCTGTACGAGCCATTCACACAGAAAACGATACTAGGTCTTCTTTCAAAATGCAGCCATATTTTTAGAGCAGCTGCTATACGTTCCATATCAATCGATTCTGGTGTAAGCATGTTTATTTTTGCATAAATCCTCTTCACTTCTTCTTCTAAATGAGATAGTCCTTTCATCAAATCACCTCTAAAATAAGAATGTATGTTCTGTTTTTGTTCTTAAAAAAGAGCCCGTTTAATAAGGGGCTATATTTAAATTCCTAAAAGCTGTTTCTTCTTAAAAGTGAATTCTTCCTCAGTTAAAAGCCCTTCTTCTTTGAGAGCGGCATATTTTCTGATTTCTTCAATAATAAAATCTGTATTCTCATCAGGTGTAGCAACATTTTCTTGCTTATTTACATCACTTGAAGGTTGTTTTATTACCTTTGAGGAGTTTTCTTTCATTTTCTTTATATAAGCCACAAAAGTAGCAGGATCACCTTCTAAAATACCAAACACTTCGATATGTTCGCCAGCAACATTAAAAGAAAATTTGTAACCACTCCAACCCTTTGTAGGAATAGATACATTAGAGACATCAGTGTATTCCCATGACTTAATAGAGTTGTTTTTATCAATAAATATTAATCTTTTTTTAGTTGCAATAAAAAGACCGACCTCACCATATTTAAGAAAATTACTTGAACATAAAACAATTTCAGCTATAGTTTCATCAGTTTGATTTAAAATATCGTTTGCTTTATGAAGAAGATTTATAAAATTTCTTGAAGCGCGTTTCTTTTTATTTAGTACAGGATTATGAATTTTCTCATCTTTAAAAATAAAAGCCATTTTTTACACCTCTCAATAATAATCATTACTGTAAAAATTACAGTACAAGCTTCAGTCAAGTAAAAATGATTGTAGACTCTACTGTAATTTTTACAGTTGAACAGGAGTTCATTTGAAAGGTTTACTGTAATTTTTACAGTTGAATGGTCGTTCAATTGAAGGTATTACTGTAATTTTTACAGTTGAATGGTCGTTCAATTGAAGGTATTACTGTAATTTTTACAGTTGAACAGTCATTCAATTGAAGGTATTACTGTAATTTTTACAGTATTAATTAAACTAAATAATAATAATAAATAAAAAGATTTTAAAAAATATCACATTCTAATCTGGATTGCAAGAATTTTTTGAGAAAAACACATATAAAATCTAGATTTATTAAAAATCCTGTATTTGCCTTCTCAGACATTTTTGTACCATGCGGGTATATTTGATCTAAATACTTAATGAAATCTCTCAAATGCTCCGAAAATGATGTTTAAATGGATTTATTTACTTATCCAAAACCTTCTTTTTCTCTCCATCTTTTGTTTCTAATCTGACTTGCAAAACTTTTGTTTAATCTATTTTTTTTTAAAAGTACGTCCGCTTTTCTTTTCTTTTTCTCTAATGTAATTGATAAAGTCTATTGTTTGTTTTCTAGCTTCCTCTGAAAAATCAGATGCAGCATTGAAAGCAATTTGAAGATCAGGATCAGACTCAATTTTATTATCATCAAGGATTTTAAAATCAGGATTATCGCTCCTGCCAACTAGGTAATCAATTGAAACATCAAATATATCTGCAAATTTAAGCAATTCACTATCAGTAACAGGTCTTTTGCCTGACTCTATTCTACTTAAGACACTGTAGTTAATATTAACTCTAGATTCTAATTCGCGTAATGACCAATCGTTCTTTTCGCGGAGTTGTTTAATTCTTTCACCTAATTTATTTTTCATAAAATCACCAAGATTCCTTTTATGATTTTTTCCATATTAGCAACACAATAATATCATGTTTCTAATATGGAAAAAAATAATTTGCTAAAACCGCAACAAATATAGTTGACTTTGCTGATTCAACAAAATATAATTATGAATAAGTTGCTGAATCAACAACAAAATAAAAGAGGTGAGATATTTGGAATTCGATCTTGTTTTGGTTAGAAATAGAAGAATTGAGTTAAATCTTTCTCAACAAGAATTAGCGCGTGCTTTAGGATTTAAAGACGCATCAACTTATTTAAAGTATGAGAGAGGGGAATACGCATTTAAAGCAAAGCAACTCCCTGTTTTGGCTGAAATTCTTCAGTGTAAAGTGACGGATTTTTTTGTTCAATTTGTTGCTTGAATAGCAACAAAAACACATTAGGAAAACTTCTCAAAAGGAGCAAGAACATGGACAACAAAAAAACGCTTCAAGTTGATTTGAAGTTAATTCAATGCACCAAGTGCAAGAAAGATAAGCATATTTTGGATGCTAACTTTTGCACTCGATGCGGATCAAAACTACCTTTGCATTCTTAGAATGGCAAATCTTCATCTGATGTGATGATTTGCTGTCTTACTACTTCTGCTCTTGGATATTCAACATCGATTAAACCTCGTTGGTTGAATAGAGACTCTGAACCACATTTAGGACAAAATGCGTTGTCTGGTTCCAAGATATAAATGTCATCACCAGAGTGGAAAGATACTCCTTCTCCATCTGTGAAATGATCAGTAGCTGTGCATTCATTTCTTAATGGAGACGCACATTTTGTACAGTATACATGGTCTTCTTGCAAATCATTTATTTCTCTTTTGCATCTTAAACAGGATTTAACAAATTTGTTTTCATGTGTAGGTATGCCCATTTATTCTCACCACCTTTCAGAGATAATATCGGCTGAAAGGTAGAAAAATCCAATAGGAGGTTGAATCATGCCACAGACAGTTATCACTTTTGATGAAATGACAGCCACCGTGTTTAAAGATCAAATGCAAAAGCTGTTTCAGGCAGCTTATGAAAAAGGCGTTGAAGACGGCATGAATAAAAACTCGTACCCGCCATTACTGACAAACCAGCATTTACAAGAAATCTTCTCAGCGTCAAGAAGCCCTATATGGAAAATCACATCAAGGCCCGATTTCCCAAAGTTCAATGAAATTAGCGGTCGTTATCCAAGAGACCTAGTGTTTCGATGGATTGAACAAAATTCCTCATTCATTAAGGAGGTAACAGCATGAACAACCCACAGTTATTCAAAAATGAAATGTTTGAAGTATCAGCAACAATTGAGAATGATCTAATCATTTTTGATGCTGAGCAAGTTGCTAAATCTTTAGGGTTTGTCCAAGAGAAAAATAACAAACAGTACATTCGATGGGAGCGAGTGAATGAATACCTTCCGAAAAATTCCCCAGAAGTGGGGAAAGGTGATTTCATTCCTGAACCACTTGTGTACAAGCTGGCGTTTAAAGCATCTAACGAAGTTGCAGAACAATTTCAAGACTGGCTGGCAATTGAAGTCATCCCTTCAATTAGAAAGAATGGTCACTTTGGTGTTCCTAAACCTTTAACCGAAAGAGAGCAGAGAATCGAGTCTCTTAAACTCTTATTAGAAACATCACAGCGACAAGACGAGATGTCTAAGAAATTAACCACTCATGAAAAGAAAATCCTTGAGTTGAACACCAAAGTGGATGAGCAGATCACACTTGATCATGGTGAACAAAGACGGATTCAAAAAGCCGTTGCTTCTAGGGTTTACAGTTTTACAGAAGATGGATCAGAACGTAAGCGGCTATTCAGCGAACTTCATCGGGAAATTAAAGATCGTTTCGCCGTATCCAGCTATAAAGATTTAAAGAGAAAAGATATGCAAGTAGCTGTGAATTACATCGTTAACTGGGTTCCACGCAGGGTTTCCTAGATCCTGCCGTGTCCCTTCATTAATAAATTTTACCAATAAAATTCGAATAAAGAAGGATGGGAACAAATGCAGAACAGCCCGTATAATCAGCGGAATTTACCTGAAATTCTTAGAAAAGTAAGGAAGGAAGCCGGATATTCACAGTATCAGCTAGGCACATTAATCGGAGGGCGTGATCAGAGGAATGTATCAGACATTGAAAATGGTTATGTCAAACCCAGTCCTGAATTGTGCATCAACTGGTTCAAAGCTTGCGGAGCATACGAACATATTGATCTCGTACACTACATTTTCAAGCTTCACCCAATGGCAGCCGCACCAATTAATCCCGCCTTGAATGATTGCGCGCATAAAGCCCTTATCAATCTAGTGCAGGAAATGAAAGACGCACAAAAGGCTATCAATGATCTTGCGGAGTGGTTGAACAATACCCGCCCGGGAAAACATGAGGAGCTTCCAATGCAGGCGATAAAACAGATTTATGATCTAACACAGGCAAATAAAACGCTCATGTACTCAATGTCGAGAGAGTTTGGTTTGCAGATACAAGAACTGACGGAAAAATGGTCAAAAAAAGCCATTGTTGCAGAGGTAGCAATGCACAAAAGACAGGATAGGGAGGCTGTACTAGCATGAGCATGATTGAAAAACAGTTTTTAAGTGATGACGTTTCGAGAGCAAAGACGAAAATTGATTGTGTGAAAGAGCTTTTATATCTTGCTCATCAAGAATTGAAAGACGGAAATTATGAAGAAGTTGCAAGTCTAGCTGGAAGCATTAGAAATATCAACGAGGATCTTGTACGGATGAATAACAAAGGTCTTCTAATTCAAGCGGCGGCAGAAATACAGAAAAAACATGGTGTGCGGCTTGAGCTAGTTACAAGAACTGAAAGGACTGAAATCATTGAATATTGAGCATCCGATGGTAACGCAGATTAATAGCTTTGGTTATCCGAAAGACTACTGGAAGGACGAAGCGGAGCGCAATGGATATGAAGATGAAGACGATGAAGACAAATAAAAAAACCCGCTTGGCATAGCGAGTTTTAAGGTGTACTGCTTCTGATTGGTACAGACAGTATACCAAATCTTTAACAAATATTCAATGGAGGTATACACGATGTCAAAATTTCAAATCAGCTTTGACCACAGAAGAGAAGCGCAGGAGCGTTTGGAGAAAGCAGGCGGTTGGATCGACTACAAAAAAGGACAACCTGTGTTCAACTTTCCGAACGCTCAATCAAAACAAAAATATATTCAGCTAGGACAAGCGGCATATCGCCAAAAGGTTGGGATGTAGCATGCAAGCGAAGGTCCTTATCTCAACCGAGAAGATGACAGAAGAGCAATGGCTTGAGGCTAGACGTGCAGGTATAGGCGGTTCAGATGCCGCCGCCATTGCTGGAATGAGTAGATGGAGATCACCCGTTTCAGTTTACTTGGATAAATTGGGCCAGTCACCAAAGGAAGATGAAGCTGGAGAAGCCGCATATTGGGGTCATGTACTCGAAGAAGTGGTAGCAAGAGAGTTTAGCAACCGCACTGGAAAGAAGGTCCGGCGAAGAAAGGCCATTCTTCAACATCCTTTATATCCTTTCATGCTTGCAAACGTTGATAGATTAATTGTCGGTGAAAATATAGGACTTGAATGTAAAACAGCATCTGAATACTTGAAAGAAGAATGGACTGGAGAAGAGATTCCAGACGCTTATCTGATCCAGTGCCAGCATTACATGGCTGTGACGGGTTATAAAGCATGGTGGATCGCTGTTCTGATCGGCGGAAACAAGTTCATTTATAAAAAAGTGGATCGTGACGAGGAATTGATAGGTTACTTGATTCAGATTGAAAAAGATTTTTGGGAGAATCACGTTCAAAAGCAAGAGCCACCAATGTTTGACGGTTCCGATTCATCAACAGAATTGCTTAATCACATGTACCCAATTGGAATTGAAGAGGAAACAAGCCTGCCTTTAAAAGCAGATGAAATCATAGTTCGACTAAAAAGTGCAAAAGAAGAAAAGAAAGAAATTGATGAGCGAATTAAAGCGGATGAAAACCAGCTCAAAGCCATGCTAGGAGAAAACGAAATCGGTCTTGCTACTAAACATCGGGTGACTTGGAAAACCATTCAAACAAACCGCTTTGATACAAAGAAGTTCGCCAGTGAACATCCTGAATTATTTGAGGAGTTCAGCGAGACAAAGCCACAGAGAAGATTTTATGTAAAGGAGAGCGTAGACAATGGCTAAAAACGAAGATATTCGGAATCAGCTGGCAAACAAAGCAGCCAATAACGTCCAGCAGCAGGAGGAGAAACCTAAAACAATTGCTGACTACTTGGCTTCAATGCAGCCGGAATTACAAAAGGCATTGCCTGAACACATGACACCTGAAAGGCTGACTAGGATCGCACTAACGACAATCAGAAGCAACCCGCAATTACAACAATGTTCACCCGCTTCATTGTTGGGAGCTGTCATGCAGTCTGCACAACTAGGATTAGAACCTGGATTAATTGGTCACTGTTATTTTGTTCCTTTCAACAAAAAGATTAAGGGGCAAAATGGTGAGAAGGATAAGTGGACGAAAGAGGTTCAGTTCATCATCGGATATAAAGGCATGATCGACCTTGCTAGACGTTCTGGGCATATAGAGAGTATCTATTCTCATGTGGTCTATGAAAAGGACCAATTTGAGTATGAACTAGGGTTAAACCCAAAGTTAATTCATAAGCCAGCAACAGGGCATAGAGGCGAAATGACTCATGTATATGCAGTTGCTCACTTCAAAGATGGCGGTTATCAATTCGAGGTTTTCAGCAAACAAGATGTTGAGGCTGTTCGTGAACGAAGCAAGTCAAAGGATAGTGGCCCGTGGCAAACAGATTATGAAGAAATGGCGAAGAAAACTGTCATTCGCCGCATGTGGAAGTACCTGCCTATCAGTATTGAAATTCAGCAGTACGCAGCGCAAGACGAAACGGTACGAAAAGATATTACCCAAGAAGCAAAGTCGGTTTATGACGAGGAAGTCCTTGATATGCCGTACAGTGTAGAACCAACAGAAAGCCCGAATACGGAGCAAGCGGATGAAAACAGAAGCCCATTTGATTAAGGTTCCTATCCCTTATTGTTACACATGGATGGTCAAAGGCACTTCCGATCCTTTCAAATTAGCAGAAAACTATGTGAAAGATTACATCAAGACTAATGAGCCTGATATGCGCTTTGTGCGTATACAGGGCTTGTATGCATTATGTGAAAGGAGGTAGGGGCTTGAACTACCTAAAAGAAATAAACGGCTTCATGAGGTTTCTCGAAACGACAGAACTAAAACCTACCACTCAAGCATTGTGGTTTCACTTGATGGATATAAACAACGGGTGCACATGGAAAGAGTGGTTCACGGTGCCAAACAGTCGGCTTTATTCGCGGCTAGGAGTCAGCGAAAAGACTATGATTGAGCATCGGAAATACTTGATAGAACATGGCCGGATTGAATACAAGCCTAAAGGTAAATCAGCGGGTAGTTATCGCATCGTAAGTCTTGAGACTAAAGCAAGCATTGCCCCTGTACCTGATGAAGAACCTGAAAAGCCAAAAGAAGAAAAACCAACACGACAGGAGGACAAGCCAATGAACGCATTTGAATTTTACGAGAGCCATTTCGGCGGAACACTAAACAGCTTTGTAAGTCAGCAAATAGGTGACCTGATAGACGATTTTGGAGAAGAAAACGTGATTAAAGCAATGGAAGTCACCTTGAAAAACGGTGTTCAGAACATCAAATATGTTCAACGGGTCCTTTCGAATCAGCGCGCACAAGAAGGAGTGAAGAAAGATGCAGAGTATGGGCGATACCTTAAAGTCGTTGGAGAAAGCACATCCAGCACTAGCGAAGAGACTGAGAGACTCCAAGAAATTGCAAGAAGAAAAGGTCTATCCGGTCAGGTACGAGACACTCACTGTGATTTCTGAACAACATTGCATGTATGGGAAATGCGATGGATCGGGGTTGATATGGATTATAGATCATAAGGAAAACAAAGAGTTTATGGAAGAGTGCCCATGCAAAGAAGTGAAAAAGCTCTCAAATAGGCTTATGAGTGCAAGACTACCCGAAGAGTTCAAAGATGCTACTCTAAACTCTTTTGATATCAATGTTTACGACAAACTCGAATCCAAAGAGCGAGCAGCCAATGCAAAAAGGGTTGCTAAAAACTACGTTTTGAAATTTGAAAAGATGCGGGAGTTAGGAAAAGGCTTGTATTTCTTTAGTGAAGAGAAAGGAAGCGGAAAAACAAGGCTTGCTGCCAGTATTCTTCATGCGATAACCAAAACTCATGACAAGGTTTATGACAAAGAAACCAAAAAGTACAAACCACTTAAAATCATCTATTCGTCTACAGCCGATCTAATTGGAGAAATAAAGAGCACGTTTGATAACGAATCGAAGGTGAAGAGTACCGACATTATAGATGCCGTCAAGACAGCTGATCTTGTTGTCCTAGATGATATTGGAGTGGAAAAAGTAACTGGTTTTGTTGAAGAAACATTCACTCGTATTCTTGATTACCGACTTCAAAACAAGAAGCCTACGATCCTTACAAGCAATTTAAGTATAGCTGATCTTGACACAATCTATAAAAGTGGTCGGATCAGCAGCAGAATTGAAAAACTGGCGTTCCCTGTGATTATGCCAAATGAAAAGATTCGTAAAAAGATAGCGCAAAAAGAAAATGAAGAACTGCTTTTGGAACTATACGAGTAAAGGAGAATGTCGGATGTGCAACACATGCAATGGCGAGAAAGTCGTCATAAACGAAAATACTTTCATGGTGGGCTACTATCCATGTCCTGACTGTAACCATACAGGGCAAAAGCAGAGCCTAAAGCCAGTCGTAGAAATGCTAGATCAAATGCTGGCTAAAGCAAGGTCGTTGGAAGGAAAGACAGCATGAAGACGATGACAGCACTAATCACTATCGCTTTCACGGCATCATCAAGAGAAAGGAAGATCCTGCAATGGCTGCATGATGATGGGAGGTAACACAAAACAATAGCAATGAATCCTAGCATCACTGAACTACTGAAACGAACCAACCTAAACGAATCGGAAAAAGAAAAACTCGTTGCCGAACTGAAAAAGCACTTCCAGCAACGGAAAGCGAGGATCAACAAAACATGTCCAATAAATACGGCGCACGTAAAACGGTAGTAGACGGCTTCACCTTCGATAGTAAGGCAGAAGCCAAATACTATGAGCAGCTTAAATGGCTCAAGCAATCCAAGCAGATAAAAGATTTTTCATTGCAACCGCGCTTCGAGCTACAAGAAGCATTCAAGAAGAACAGCAAGACTTTTCGGAAGATTGAATATATTGCAGATTTCGAGGTCACTAATCTTGATGGATCAAAAGAAGTAATTGACATCAAGGGCATGGAAACGAAGGAGTTTTCCATCAAGCGAAAGCTGTACGAACGCAAATTTGATACGCCACTAAAGGTTATTGCTTTTGATCGGTCACTAGGATTCATCGAGCTGGACAAACTCAAAAAGCTGAAAAGGAAGGCGGGGAAATCCACTGTTAAATGTGCTAATAGCAGACGATCGTCCGTTGTGGGTAAGGCAGGAAGATAAGCTTATGGCCTGTATGACACGTTGCAAGCAGTTTAAACATTGTGCAAGCCGCTTCGGAGCAGATTGCAAACGAATGGGCGGCGTTGAAATACCAAAGATTGGGGGATGTAGAAATGCAAAAGGAAAACGTTAGAAAGCACGGCCCGGTTGTCACTTGGAAGATGACAGAAGAAGAAAGACAAGCTTATATCAATCAACATCCAATCGTTTACCGTGAAGAATTGAAGCCCAAGCTGATCATTTTTGATCTCATGAATCCGTATGTCAGAGACAAATAAAAAAACACCGAAGCCGCTGCTCCAGTGCTAATTAAATCCAACACTTTAATTATAACACATGAAAGCGGGGCGGGGCGGAGCGGATGAACCAGCCAAAAGAAATTAAGGATTTTGCTACAACCATTGATCAGAATTTAGAACCCGGTAAGGTCCGCATCATCGTGATTGACGGCAATGAAGGTACTGCCCACATCACAGACGCACCTGAACACGGAAAAACAATCATTCAAACGGCCAAAGGCGTTTTTGCTAGGGTCGATCATGAAATAGGATTCAAGATCAAATGACTTGGAGGGATTGCGATGTTATCAAAAGATCAAATAAACGTTGACCTCTTTGATGAGGTAACACGTTTGAAAAGAGAATTAGAGAAAAAGAATCAGCAGCTTAACATGTTTGCAGGGCTTTTCTTGAGCGGACTATATTGGGAACAGCGTAATTACGAAGTAATTAAAGATGAATATCACAGAGGCGGATTAGTAGCCATGAGAAATATCGAAAAGAAATACGAAAGAGCCTTTGGAAAGCGATTGGACGGTGAAAGAGTATGAGTCTACCAAAACACGTTGAACTGTCACAGGCAGTCAAAGCCTGCAAAAACAAAGCGATGACGATTGATGATGCAGCTATCCATCTTAAAGTGCCAGAAAACGTTGTGCCGATGCTGGTACGCAAAAACGATGATCTCGTGATAGAAGGTAACGTGGTCATGGCAAAGCGCGAGTCAAACGGGCCTGTGATCTTCACATTGCTGTTTTTCATGGGGATTATAACGATTGCTGGGTTACTAGGGAATTAGAAAGGGGTGCGATATGGAACTAAATCAAATCATTCAAGGTGATTGCATAAAAGTCGTTCAATCGCTGCCACCGGATACTATCCAAACCGTGATCACAAGCCCGCCTTATTGGGGGTTAAGAGATTACGGAATGACTGAGCAAATCGGTTTAGAAGAAACCGTTCAAGAATACATTCAAAAGATCGTTTCTTTATTTCGAGAGATTAAGAGAGTTTTAAAAGATGATGGCACCGTCTGGCTGAATCTAGGTGACGCTTATGCAGGAAGCGGCCGCGGAAGAATTGCAAACGGCCAAGCGCATCCAGGTATTGAACATGAACAGTCTGTTGGTCAAAGAAGCGGCGTTATAAATCTATCGAACAAAATAGCGGGATTAAAACCAAAAGATTTAATAGGTTTGCCGTGGCGGGTGGCTTTCGCTCTCCAAGAAGATGGCTGGTACCTGAGAAAAGACATTGTTTGGAACAAACCAAATGCCATGCCGGAGAGTGTAAGGGATAGACCGACAAGCTCACATGAGTATATTTTTCTTCTCTCAAAATCACAAAAATATTATTACGATCATGAAGCGATTAAAGAAGAAGCTGCCTATAAACCGTTTCCGGATCCACCAAGAGGATCACGAGGTGCATTCGGGAAGGAACAACAAGGGAGAAGAAAAGACAAGCCCCGTGGTTCATTCAAAGGGAAGTATGGTGACTTAGCATTCAGAGCTATCAGAAATAAACGGAATAAGCGTTCTGTCTGGACCGTTGCAACCAAGCCAACCAAAGACGCGCACTTTGCAACATATCCAGTCGAGCTGATAGAGCCGTGTGTATTAGCTGGCTGCCCTGTTGATGGCATTGTATTGGATCCATTCATGGGATCAGGAACAACAGGAATAGCAGCACTCAAGCATAGTAGAAACTTCATTGGCATTGAATTGAATCCAGAATATATAAAGATCGCTAACAAACGCTTAAACGGCGTGCAAATTGAACTGTTGCACCATTTATAACAGCCTAGCGGCTTAGGAGGAAAAAATAATGAACCTTGAAAAAATGTTTCAAATGCAGGCGGAGTTAGATAACCGCATCATCCGAGAAAAAGGGCTGGAAGGTCAAGACCTTCTTCCCGGCCTTATCTTAGCTTTGCAAGTTGAACTAGCTGAATGCGCTAACGAGTGGCGCGGCTTTAAGTTCTGGAGCAATGACCAGCAGCCACGCACTTGTATCATAAATAAAAAAGGAGAGACATCGAGAGACTACTACAAGAATCCATTGTTAGAAGAATACGTGGACTGCCTGCACTTCATCTTGAGCATTGGAAACCACATTAAGTATCCTTCAAATTATAATATGGACATTTTGAATAGAGCTATTTTCTATGACGGTGGAGTAAATGCATTTTTAGCTGTTTTCTATGAAGTTTCGGCTTTTCATGTGGAATTAGAAACTGGTGGAGAGGTTTCATCTTCATTTGTAGAGATTTTCATGAGATTTAACGAACTTGGAATAGCTCTCGGCTTTACACCTGAACAAATAGAACAAGCATACATGGACAAAAACGCCGTCAATCATAAGCGGCAGCAGGAGGGTTACTAGATTATGAACTACTCACTATATTTGATTGACGACAGACTCGTTATTGATCTTGGACAAGTCGAAAAGTGTCAGCATAAAGCGTTTAGCGGGGTTCCTGAATTAGTAGAAACACACACTTTCTATCAAGAACCAATCGGACAAGTTGAAATAAGCGATGAGCAACTGGCAAAGATCGAGCTTGATTTTCATAATGGCGGCTTGTGTGATTACTGCGATGAACTTTCAAACAAAGTGCGTCCTTCTCCTTTTATGGGTGACATCGGCTCAAGCATGTGTAAAGACTGCTGGGACATGACAAAGAAAGAGTATGCAGCATCACATGATGAGCATATAGGGGATTTTGAGGATTACCCTCACTGGAAGGAACAAGCCTGATGGAGAAAAGAGAAGAACTCAAAGAGTTGCTGGAACACTTGTCTTGCGAAAAAAACCTTTTGGCGCAGCAGAGGATTATTAGAGAAATTTTGAAAATGTTCGATGAGAAGGAGGAAAAACGATGAACGAAAACAATCCGATTATTTCATCTGTAATTACAAAGCTACACCAACAGCAGGAAAAGGGCCTGAAAAAGTACGGATCTTATGTCCAAACCTCCTCCTATGATCTAAAAGGATGGTTGCAGCACGGACTTGAAGGAACGCTGGATCTTGCGACATACCTTGAAACGGCCATTCAGCTACTTGAGGAACAAGAACAGGATTTTCAAGCACGTTATGATCACCATATATCACAAAAATATGAAGCGATGGCAGGTTTTTATGAAGGCTGGAGCAGTAGTACAGATGCCAGAAATCATCACGCATTGAGTGCAAGCCTAGTTTATCAAGACGCTTTGACAGCTGGAATTAGATTGAAAGTGGAAGGGGAATGAAGATGAAAAAACTACTAATCACACTAACTATTATTATTGCGGCGGTGCTTTATGCGCCGTCTGCTCAGGCTGTTTGGTCAAACTGGCAAACTGAGGGATACGGCCATCAAGCGCGAGTCTTTACGGATGACACCAATTACTATGCAGGTGCAAAGACAATTGACTGGCGAGCTGAAAAGAAAGGATCGGGAACACTTTACTACACCGCTGGCGTTTACAAAAAGCGAAGCGGTGGCGGGCTAACTGATACGAACCTTGTACAAAGGGGCAGCTTCAAAGCGGCCACGCCTCTAAAGTCGTTTAGCGTGAGCGAGATTCGTAAGCGTACCGGTAAAGGAACATACGTGATCCAGCTGGACTGCTACACGGATTCAGCAAAGACAAAATATATCGGGACTTTTGAATCGGTTAAATTCAGTATTCGATAGGAGGTAGAGGAATTAAATGAACATTATAACTATTGCAGAAAAAAATATGAAAAAAATAGAAAAAATATGAGTCTATATGATATTATAAAACACAAATGGTGGATGATATTTACATTGTTGGTGAAGACTGAGTGTTTAATGAGTTGTTCTGATGTTTACCGAATTAAATCTTATGGATATAATAATGTTAGTTAAAAAGGGGGGATAGCTGGTGTGGATTCTTATGCTGCTCAGTCTATTTGCAACAATCATTTATCAGATCTCCACTAAGGGATTTAATGGTGTAACAACTATCATAATATTTCCAACTATTGTGTCAATAATTAAAATTTCATATGATTATTCAAGCCACTTTAGAGTTGGGTTTAGAAGGATTAAAAATTTTTTTAATTTTGATAATTATGATATTGATTTTACAGCAGTTTTTAATGTAACCGATCATTCATCTCTACAGAGAATTAAAGATGATTATACGAAAGTTCAAACAATTCTATATGATTTACTAAAAAATAAAGGTCATTCAGGGCGCAAAAATGAGTTAGTAGAAGTCTCTTTTGATAAATTTAACAACGTTAAAATTTATATTAAACCATACAAGATTTACTTCTCGATCATTCAAACAGATAATTTTGGTCAGGTGAATCTGAATGTAAATGCATCGGCAACTTTAAAGTATAAAAATGGACAAGAAATTATTGAGGATTTTATAGTACGATTTTATCAGATGATGTGTGATAATTTAGGTTTGGAAGAGAATAAGTATACAATGAAAGTTGCTAAAAATACTAAAAAAGTTGACTTTATGAAAAAACACTTTATTAAAGAGATTAAACCATCTGATATATTATCTTTTGAATTAAACATTATAAGTAAACCTGGTGTAAAGCTAAGTGTGAATGAAAAAAATATAGTGTTAGTGACAAGTCAAAGAACATCTTTAATTAATGCTTTGAACAACGTAATTAAACTGATTTTGTGAGGAGAAAATTTAATGCCGCAATCAATTATTATGCAGAAATCAATTAAATTCCCAGAACAACTACCTATAGAAACTAATGAATTTAATACTGGTTCTGAAAGTCAATCTTTTAAGACTACCCTTAAAACCTTAGGTAGTACTGAATATACAGAAGAAGATTTAAAAAAATATCAAGTCATACATCCAATAGGAGATTCGTTTACAGGAAAGGGATATCTAGAAGATGGGACTGCACACGATATAGTTGCTATTTCTGCAAATGAAACTTTCAATATAGCTAAATCCGAAGATAATTTCTTATATTTTTGGGGTTCAAAAAAAGCAATTATTGAACATGGGGTTAAGCGATTAATTGATGGAACTGTTGGCCATGGAAATAAACAATTTAACTCAGAAGCTATAACTATAGATTTGAGAAAATTAAAAGAAGAATTAGAAGCAAATGATAATGCTGCAATTAAAGGTGGTTGGTGGAGAGATATGCAAATAGCTGATGTAGAAGTTGCATATTTGGGTGGAGGAACTGTTACTGCAAGTAAAAATTGGAGTTCGTATGAAGAAAGTCAAGGTATTATTTCAGCTTTACGTTTAGATGTGCCCAATCCAATAGAGCCCCAAGGTGACATTTTAAGTGTTTTAGTAACAAAGGATGGAAATATAGTAGTTTATAAAAAAGTAGATGAGAAGAATTTATTTGATATAGCTATGCCTTTATTTTCAATAGCAAAGAAACATTTAATTTAATTCAGTCCAAGACGGAAAGCCTGCGGACACCGATCAACACCTTTTACAGGTGCTGGTTGGTGTCCGTTTTTTATTTGTCGGAAAGGAGTGGCACCATGAATAAAAAAGAGATTGAAGGGCTCATTCACAATTATCACTGGATGGCGAAAGAGGTTCAACGGCTCCAGCGTGTTATATATGGTACTGACATTCCCATGCGTAGTTGGGGTGTTGCTCAATACGGTATCGAGGCAACCTTACCAAAAGGTAGCAAAGGAAAAAGCCAAGTTGAATTACGTGACATGGATATGAGGGAAGAAAGATTGTTTAAACGTCTTCGTGAATTTGAAGAGCGTGTATATGCAATAGAGGCAGCAGCAAGTAAAATCGAAGGAGAAAAGAACCGTGTGGTCTATGACTGCATGATGGAAGGTATGAGTTATCGAGCCATTGGACTTCACTTGGGCCTGTCTCGTGAAAAGGTCCGGCAGATGAAAGATAATATCATCGACCAATTATGCCAATATTGCCACTTTGTGCATATCTTGAATGATGAAAAATCCGTAGTGTAAAATGGAAGGCAGGACGGGGTGGCGTATTATTACTGCGTCACCACAAATTAATATATTTTCTCTTTCTCTTGCGAGCTTGGGATTCGTTCGACAAATTTCGTAGACTCCTCAACTTTATCAATCTTATCCGATAATGATATTGAGGAGTGAGTAGAGTTGGGTAAAAAAAAGAACCGTGCAATTAAAAATAAAAGACAAAATGAAAAAATTAAGAAATTAGATAATGAGAACCACACGAAGAAATTAAAGGAATTAGAAGATGTGATCTACACATATCGAGATAAAGAATTACTTGCTTATTTTTTGAAAGAATTTAAATACGGTCAAGAAAAAAATTACTATAAAAAAAATGTGATACTACTTTATAATTTAGAAATTGAATGCCTAGAATTTGCGATAGCAAGGTTTTCACATATGGATAATAGTCTAGACCCTGTTAGAAGAAATCTAATGGCAATAGTGCCTTTATTCGCTGCATTTCTTACGGTCGCTTTTAATGTTAATGAAAATAAATGGTCAGGGTTTATATTTGTGACGGTATCAGTTCTAATTGTTCTTTGGTTTTTGGATAAAGACAGAAAGGATAGAATTGTTACAGGTTACATGTTAAAAACATTTGAGCAAGTAAAGGCAAGAAAAGAAAAGGATGAAAAGTGATTTCGTTCGACAAATTCTGCAAATAGTTCCATGTGCTTGCTTTCTGCCGATATAAAGGCGGGAGGTGAAAAAATGGAAGAATTCAAAAATCATTTTGGAATGTATAATATATTCAATGAAACTCATTTCTATTATAGTAAACTAGAGAGTTTATTTGATGAATTTATCAAAGAGAATGAGATCAAGCTTGTTTATTCAAAAAAACCCTTTGACCCTGAAAATGCAGAACACTATTTCTTCTTGGAGTCGGGAGAGTTAGTCGTTGTCAAAATAGAAGGGGAACATAATACTATCGAATTTTCGGATAGTAAAATTGTTGGAAAGAAATTAGAATATAGCGGAGTAAGAAAAGCTTCTCTTACAATTACTTTTGAAAACGGTCGAGAAATTGAATTTAACTCAGCTGATTGTAATGAGGCACATGAAGTACGCTATGTTGAATTAATCAAAAACATGTACAAAACAGTCTAGCATCCTGCGGGGTGCTTTTTTTGTTCCCTGTAAACTGCTTCCGATAATTCTTTACACCAAGCATCGGCTTAAAGGTAGAGTGCGGCGGCAGTTTAGAGCGAATAAAAATTACAAAACAACACAAAGAAAGGAGTGGCGGTGATGTGACATGGCAAGGGCAAGAAATCCGAATCGAGACAAAGCATTTCAGTTGTGGAAGGAAAGTGACGGAAGCCGCTTATTAAAAGACATTGCGGAAGAATTAGGTGTCACTGCAAACACAATTAGAAAGTGGAAAGCGAACGACAAATGGGATGAAGAATTTAAAGGGAGCGCTCCGATTGAGAAAAGGAGCGCTCCTATTCGTGGTGCTCCAAAAGGGAACAAAAACGCTGTAGGGAATAGCGGCGGTGCTCCTGCAAGAAACCAAAACGCAAAGACTCATGGATTTTACTCAAAGCACATGCCAGCAGAAGCGTTTGAGATCATGCAGGACATTCAGGAGTTTTCACCCGTTGATTTACTTTGGGAACAAATACAAATTCAGTTTACAGCCATTGTAAGAGCGCAGAAGATCATGTTTGTTGAAAGCAAGAATGATACTACAAAAGTAGTGTCAAAAATAAAAGGTGATCTTAGCGTAGATGAAACAGGTAATCTTACTAATATGCATTATGTGGAAGAGTTACAACATGACATACAATTTGCTTGGGATAAACAAGCTGCTTTCCTAAACGCTCAATCACGAGCGATGGGCGAGCTGAGAAGCTTGATAAAGCAGTTTGACAACATAGCCCATGAGACAGACGAAAGACGGCTTAAACTGGAGCAGATGCGCTTCAACATCGAGAAGACTAAGAAGGCCATTGATGGCGGTAGCGAAAGCAGCGGAGAAAACAAAATTGCTTCTATGCTTCAAAAGATGGTGAATGAACATGGAATTGAATAAAAAGCAAAAAGAGGTATGGGACAGCTTCGTAAAAGAGCGTCCTAAAATCCTTTTGTGTAGCGGAGCAAAGAGAGCAGGGAAAACATTCGTGCTCCTGTTAGCATTTCTTGCTCACATTAGTAAATATCAAAACAAGGGTCTTTCATTTATCATCGGTGGTGCTACTCAAGCAGCCATCAAGCGTAACGTATTGAATGATCTTGAATTGATATTAGAGAAAGAGCTTAAACTAGACAAAGCAAATGCCATTGAGATATTCGGCAATCGAGTCTACTGTTTCGATGGTGCCAATGTGGATGCTTGGAAAAAAGCTAGGGGTTTTACATCAGCTGGCGCATTTTTAAACGAAGCAACCGCTCTTCATGATTCGTTCGTGAAGGAAGTTATATCCCGTTGTTCGTACAAAGGCGCAATGGTTTTGATGGATACAAACCCTGAAAACCCAATGCACACCGTAAAAAAGGATTACATCGACAAAGACGGGCAAAGATTAAAGAATGGCCGCCTTAATATCAGGGCTTTTCATTTTTCTTTGTTTGATAATAACTTTCTTGATCCTGAATATGTTGAAAGTATAGTGGCATCGACACCGAGCGGCATGTTTACGGACAGGGATATTCATGGGTATTGGGTTGCGCCAGAAGGCGTGATATACAAAGATTTCAACAAAGATGTACATTACATCAAGTCAGATCAATTAGAGAACGTCAACTTTGTAAAATACTTCGCTGGCGTTGACTGGGGGTATGAGCATTTTGGTTCCATCGTCGTTATTGGAGAGGATGATAAGCAAAATTATTATCTCTTGGAAGAGCATGCAGCGCAGCATGAAGAAATAGATTATTGGGTCAAAGTGGCGAAAGATATAAAAGATCGTTACGGCAGCATGAATTTTTATTGTGATACCGCTCGAACAGAACATATTGAACGATTTAAGCGAGAAAAAATAAAGGCTGTAAACGCGGATAAGGCTGTAGTATCGGGAATTGAGTCAGTAGCGAGCTTGTTCAAAAAGAACAGGCTTTTTGTCGTTGAGGATAAAGTAGAGCGATTCAAACAAGAAATCTACATGTATGTATGGGATCAAAAATCTGGAATGCCAGTGAAGCTGTGGGATGATGTTTTAGATTCATTACGCTATGCGATTTACACAAATGGAAAACCCTCAACTGTACGTATTCTTAAATAATTTGAAAGGAGTGAAAAACCATGTATCCAGTCACACCAACACACACAGAAGAGCTGCTTAAAATTATTCAAGATAGTGCAGAGACGTCAGACAAGCTGCCTGATACCACGGCTATACAAAAGATGATTGATAAGCACGATGGAGAGCGGGAACAGATGCTTGAAGGTGTCGCTTATTATTTGAATCAAGCGGACATTAAGAAGCGAATCCGATACTTTTATAAACATGGCGTTAAAGTGGTTGATACAGATAAACCGAACAACCGAATTTCTCATAACTGGCATAAACTGCTGGTGCAACAGAAGGTCCAGTACCTTTTAGGGAAACCGATCACTTTTAACGCAGAAGATGAAAAGTTTCTTGAAGTTGTGAACGACTTTATAGACGAAGATTTTGACGACTGCATGCAGGAGCTTCTTAAAAACGCCAGTAACAAGGGAAAAGAGTGGCTACATCCATTCGTTGATGAAGAAGGTAATTTTGATTATCTTCGGATTCCAGCAGAGGAAGTCATACCGGTTTACGATTCAACCAAAAAACGCAGCTTGCTATATGCTATCCGTTATTATGATATTAAAAACATTGATGATGAGATCACCCGCAAAGTGGAATTGTACACAGATGAACAGATTTTCTACTATGTAGAGTATAACGGGTCTTTGATTCAAGACTTTGATTATAAAAACAACCCTGAAAGCCATTTCTACGACAAACAAGGCAATGGATATGGCTGGGGTAAGGTACCAATGATCGAGTTTAAGAACAATGAAGAGGGTGTCAGCGACCTTATCTTCTATAAAGACTTGATAGATGCTTACAATGGGAATATCTCAAACAACGCTAATACGTTTGATGAAATGCAAGATATTATCTATGAATTAATCAATTATTCAGGTGAAGACCTAGCAGAATTTATGACTAACCTCCGTCATTATAAAGCAGTGGCTGTTGGTGAGGGCGGCGGCTTCAATATGAAAACTGCTGAAATCCCGATGGATAGTTCAAATACACATCTTGATAGGCTTGAGGAGAACATTTACCGCTTTGGACAGGGCGTAAACAACAATCCTGACAAAGTGGGAAATTCACCGACCAACGTTGCAATTAAAAACCTATATTCATTGCTTGATCTAAAGGCGAATGAAGCAGAGCGGAAGTTCAGACCAGCTTTACACGCCTTTTTTTGGTTCCTCACTGAATATCTAAAGATGACGGGGCAAGGCGAATACAATCACACGCTCTTACAGATGACATTTAACCGCTCTCGAATGACAAACGAATTTGAGCAGGTTCAAATGGCGAATCAGAGCACAGATTTAAGCCGTGAAACACGAATCGCAAATCATCCGTGGATAGATGATGTAGAAGCAGAATTAAAACGTATTGAGGCAGAGGAAACAGAATACAGAAACAGCATGCCGCCGTTAACTGAGATCGAACCAGAAGCGGACGGTGATGAAGATGAACCAAAACGAGATTGATAAACTGCTCGACGACATGATCACAGAGGATGCCAAGAAAATTGATGCTGTCTTTGCACAGCGTTTAAAAGAGATTAATCAGCAAATCGCGGCCCTTTATGCGAAATACAGTATAGATGGCAAGCTGTCTATGGCTGATCTCAACAAATACAATCGCTTCAAAAAAGAAATGGAGCGGATGACAGAGGAATCAAGCAAAGCATTTAAAACGGTTCTTATCATTGTCGAAGCATTAGCCGCTAAGCAATTTCTTGAGAACTATATGCGATCCGCTTATCTCTACGAGATAGAAGCAGCGGTGAAGATGGGTTATACGTTGCCAACAACTGCGATGATTCAGCAGGCAATATTAAACCCGATAGCTGAATTGACTCTTTCAGCCTTATATAAGCGTCACCGTGATGATTATGTCCGGCAGATTCAAATATCTATTGCTCAAGGCATTCAAGCTGGTGAAGATTACTCAAAAATAGCAAAACGAATTGAAAGAGCGACCGAATTTTCTCGAAAGAAAGCCCGTGACGTAGCGAGAACCGAAGTTCATAGGGTACAGGTATCAGCAAGAATGGAAAGTGCTGAAAAGGCTTCTAAGCACGCCAATTTAGAAAAGGTGTGGAATGCTACTCTTGACTTAAAAACAAGGGCGGGGCATAGAAAGCTAGATGGGAAGACTGCTGAAAATGGTTTGTTCGTTTCTATTTATGGTGGTGTCGGTCCCGCTCCTGGTCACATGAATAACGCCAAAGATGATATAAACTGCCGCTGCACGATCTCTTTCAAAGTGAATGGCAAAATGCCAGACACGAGAAGAGCGAGAAAGGGCGGTTCTGGAGCAGGTGAGGTCATCCCATACCAAACCTATGAAGAGTGGTACAAATCAATAGAGAACAAATAATCAACTGTCCTGAGCATGACGTAAAAAGGCTCTTTTGCTCATTCTAAAGGCTTGGAGCCAAACTAAGCGTAAATCCTGTGCGTGAGGTGGACACGCAAAAAAACATCAAAGGAGAGGTTGAAATGAGTTTAAAAGAATTACTCGGTGATGATCTGTATGCTCAAGTAGTAGAAAAAGCTGGAGATCAAAAAATTGATCTTGTTAGCAACGGTCAATGGTTCCCTAAGGAGCGGTTTGATGCTGTTAACAATGAAAAGAAGGAATTGAAAAACCAGCTTGACGAGCGGGATCAGCAGTTAAGCACACTGCAAAAGCAAGCGAAGGGAAATGAAGAGCTTCAAAAAGAAATTGAGCAGCTGCAAGAAAAAAATAAAAAGGTGTCTGAGGAATACCAGCAAAAGCTGGAAAAACAATCCTTTGACTTTGCTCTCGAAAGTGCCTTACGTGATGCAAAGGCAAAAAACATCAAGGCTGTAAAAGCTAATTTAAACGTTGATGGGCTTAAATTATCTGATGATAAGGTCATTGGTCTTGATGAGCAGTTAGCCGCTCTCAAAGAGAGTGACAGCTACCTATTCGATGCAGAGAATGACAGTTCCCCAGGTTTAGCGGGTAGGCAGCCACATGTAAACCCATCCGCACCACTGAAAGGCACTATAACCAAAGATCAATTCGAGAAAATGGGATATAGCGAAAGAGAAAACTTGTATCGTGAAAACCCAGAGCTTTATCAACAACTAACTAATTAAAGGAGTGTTTTAAATGGCTTTAACAAAACTAGAAAATATGATTGTGCCAGAGGTCATGGCCGATATGATTTCAGCGAAGTTGGAAAAAGCAATTCGTTTTGCTCCATTCGCTAATGTTGACAAAACATTGCAGGGAAGACCGGGTGACACTATCACTGTACCAAAGTGGAAATACATTGGTGATGCGAAAGATGTTGCTGAGGGCGGAGCAATTGATCTTGACTTACTTACTAGCGATTCAGAGACATTCACCATCAAAAAAGCAGCCAAAGGGGTACAGATTACCGATGAAGCAATTTTGTCCGGTTATGGTGATCCTAAAGGTGAGGCTATCAATCAGCTTGCACTTTCTATCAGCAACAAAGTTGATAATGATCTACTTGATGCTTTAGGTGAAACAAAACTGTCTTATGAAAGTAAATCAACATCACTAGATGTCGATACACTTGATGGTGCTATCGGCATTTTTAATGATGAAGATCCAGAAGATATGTTGTTATTTGGTACACCAAAAGACATTGCAGCTTTAAGAAAATCAGCTGCGGAAAACTGGACTCGTGCTTCAGAGCTTGGAGATCGTATTCTAGTGTCTGGTGTATTTGGTGAGCTTCTTGGCGCTCAAATTGTTAGAACCAAAAAACTTGAAGAAGGAACAGCTTATCTTGTTAAACGTGGTGCATTAAGCTTGTTCTTGAAACGAGATATTCTTGTTGAAACTGATAGAGATATCACACATAAGCTTACTGTAGCAACGGCAGACAAGCATTATGGCGTTTACTTATATGACGAGTCAAAAGCAGTTAAAATCACGCTTGCTACTACGCCCTAATGCGCCCCAAAATCTACAATTGGAGAACGCAAGTGAAAACGAAATCACTATTTCATGGTCTCCAGTAGATGGGGCGAACTCATATGATGTATATCGAAGCGGCAAAAAGGTCACGAATACAACGGAAACAACTCACACATCTACAGGATTAAATCCAGATGTTCAATATACGTTTGCTGTTGTTGCAATTAATGATGTTGGGGAATCTGAGAAATCAGAAAGCCTTGTCACTCGAACAACGAAATCAGCAGGCTAATGAAAGGGTGATCCAATGGACATCCAAAAAGTAAAAAGAATGATAGGGATGACTACAGATAAGCACGATGATTACTTGTCTGAGGTTGTTCCTATTTTTGTTGAATACGCTTCTCATTTTTGTAAGAACAAGTTTGATGCAGATGACCTGCCAGCTGGTGTAAAAATCTTTATTGCGAAAGCCGCTGAGTACAATTTAAAACCAGCAGGTTTGGCAAGTCGAAGCATGGGTGATGTGTCGTACTCTTATGACACTGATTTTCCTGAAACGGTCACTAAGTACCTGTACCCGTATAGGAGGGCTTATTGGTGATGAGTTATGTATTTGAAGAGTTCCCACATGAAATCACGTTTCAAAAGCTTGAAAAAGTGCCGGACGGCGGCGGTGGCTACAATGAAGAGTATGTGGACCATTTGACAATTCCCGCTCGGGTGACAAGTGTTAAATCGGGAGAATTTTATCAAGCTCAACAGCTACAAAACCCAGTTGATCACAATGTCTATTTCGAGTACAGGGAAGACATCAAAAAGACTATGCGCATCAAATACGAAAATAAAATACTCATCCTGAAATCAGATACAATTGATCAAGGCGGGGAAAATGAAATCATGTGTCTCAAATGCCAAGTTTCAGAGGTGCTCAATGGCTGAGATAAGCGGAAAATGGGCTAAACAAATGGCGAAAACGGTTGAGAAATTTGAGCGCAAAGTCATAGACCGCGCAAAGCGGATTGTCACAGAAACAGCAGAACTGATTTACAGTCATGCTGTCATTAACGCACCAACGGCGATGATTGATGGTGGAAACCTGAAAAACTCGATTGAGGTTGAATATCGAGACGAAGGATTGAAAGCCATCATCACCGTTGGTGCTGATTATGCGATATATGTTGAATATGGAACCGGTATTTATGCAGAGGAAGGTGGCGGCCGTCAAACACCATGGGTTTACTATGACCAAAAGCTAGGCCGGTGGGTGATGACTAGAGGTATGAGGGCGCAGCCATTCTTTAATCCTGCTGTAGAAGAGGGAATGAGGCATTTTGCCCGTGAAACGCAATAGAAAGGAGCTGCTGAAATGCGCTCATCATTGTGGCCGTTACAGGCTGCTATATTTGAAAGGCTATCTATGGATAAGCGGTTAAACGAACGTGTCACAGGCGTTTTTGATGCGGTTTCCAAAGATACTAAAAAGCCTTATGTCTCAATGGGTGATGACGATGTTGCCTTATTTGAGACAAAAACATCTGCTGGAGAGGTTGTAAACGTGGTTTTACACTGCTGGTCAGATTACAACGGAAAAAAAGAAGCACAGCAGGTTATAGACCTTATGTTGCAAGCATTGACCAAAAGGCCCCTAGAAATAGAGGGCTTTTCTTTATGCCGTTCTGAGTTGCGAGGGATGCAGGTCATCACAGACATAGACGGATATACAAGACACGGTATCTTGCGAATGAGATACACGATAAACAACAATTGAGAGGATGATTTTAGTGGTAAACCTATTGAATGGTAAGGACGAAATCTATTTTGTTCAGCCGATGGATGCAACAGACGATGAAGGTTTATTTATTGCTTTCCAGACGGAAGGCTCTCACACAAAAGAGCAGGACACGCTGGATGAAAGCACAAAGTCAGGTCGTATTGTTGGATACGGCACAAAAAGTGAATCAGTTGAATTATCTTTCTACGCTGCGGATAATGATCCGGGTCAAAAAGCCATTGAAGCGGCTTTTGACAACGAAGAAGCTATTCAGGTATGGAAAGTAAATTTAAATCTAAACAAAAACGGAAAGCATGATTCAGAATATGGTCATGCAATTATTGAAAACCTTGAAAAAAGTGCGCCGCAGGATGGTTTCATTGAGGTTTCAACAACGTTACCTGTATTGGGTAAAACACAAAAAGGTGAGCTAAATGCGTTAGATCCTGCTTTTATTGATCAAATTCGTTCTACTGCTGGTGCTGACAGCTTCAAGCAGTTTGGCGAACTTAATAAGAAAGTTGAGACACCCTAAGCAGCCCCAAAATCTATCGTTTACTGCCACGTCTGACAGCATTACAGTTACGTGGAGTGCGGTAGAAGGGGCGACTTCATATAACGTATACAGAGGCGCAGATAAGCGTCTTGATAAAAACGTCACTGGCACAAGTTATGTCGCAACAGGGTTGAACCCTGATACGAAACTGACCATTAATGTGACAGCAGTTAACGAAGCTGGCGAGTCTCCAATGAGTGAAATCGTTACACAGACGGCACCAGCTGAAACAGGAGAATAATACTTGAAGGGCCTCTATTATATGGAGGCTCTTTTCTATTACAAAAAACAAATCGGGGGTTTTTATAAATGGCTACTTTAACAATTGGAAATAAGGAATATACAGCAAGATGTGACTTTGCATTTGACCGTACAGCAAATGAAAAATATACAACTAAAGAGGAAGACAAAGCAGGCGGCACAATGAACATTTACATGGGTTTGCTCAATGAAGATGCTTTTATGTTATCTGCATTTTGGGATTGTGCTCTCTCTCATTTGAAGAGTGGTAAACCAACAGCGGAGCAAATCGAAGATGCAATTATGAAAATCATTGAAGAAGATACAAAAGGTGACGCGGTGGATCGCTTGGTTAAAGAAGCTTTCCAAACACTTGAAAACGCTGGTTTTTTCAAAGGAAAGATCCGTCAGAACTGGACGCTACTCGAGAAGATGAACAAACCGAAGAAAGTTGCTCCGAACGAGACACCAGAAATGGCAGCGAAGCGGATCGAGGAACAAGAGACCGGCAAGGAATACTTGGAAATGCTGAAACAAGCCCGCAAAGAGTTGACGGGATTGACTACCTCCAAGTAATTGAAGATGCAGCTCGTTGGATGGGTGTCTATGACAACGATCTCATCATGTCATGGACTCCAAACGAGTATAAACGCAAGCTCAAGGCGGCCAAGCTGCGTGAAATTGATGAAATAGAGCGAATGACAATTAACGCAATGTTTCATCGGTATGCGAATAACGCTAAAAAAGTTAAGCCGTCACAAATGTTTGATGCACAAAAAGCTAGAGCTGATCTTGAACGTAATGTCACTAGCAACCGTTTTAAAAATCAAGTGGATGCTAAAAAGCTGAATGATCTAAATATCGGATTAAGAAACATGCTTAGAAAACCAACAGAAGAGGGGTGAGGGTTTGATCGAAAAATTAACGGCGGTTGTCGAGGCGCAAACGCGAAAATTCAAAAAGCAAATGGACAAAGTGAATGACATGATGCGCCGCATGCGTGATCATCACACTGTCGAAGTAGATGCTGAAATCGCTGACTTCCAAAGGCGTGTTCGTGAGGCAGAGCAACAGATGGATAGTTTCTTACGCAGGCACGAACGCAATCGAGTTGACCTAGACGCTGATGCAGATCCTTTAACAAGAGCTGTTCGTATGGCTCAGCAAAAATTGCGTGAGATTCCTCAACGAATTAATACTTATTTTACGGGTGATAACAATCCATTAACCAGTTCAATAGCTCGTGCTAAAGCAGGGCTAAGGTCAATCGCTCAACGAGTGACGACCGTCATTGCCGGAAATCCTACTCCTTTAGGACGTGCTGTTATCGTAGCTCGAACGGCATTATCTACTATTTCTCAAAGGGTAACTTCAGTAATCGCTGGAAACGCCAGCCCGCTAGTTTCAACGGTTGCCGTTGCTCGTACCGCTCTTTCTTCCATTGCTTCCAGAGTAACAACAGTGCTATCAGCAAATGAGGGGCCACTTCTTTTGGGAGTTGCCACAGGGCTTACAGCATTAGCAAGTATACCGAATAGAGTCAAAACAGTAATAAACGGAAGTGCAGCAGCATTGATAAGGTCAGTAGCTGTTGCAAGAGCAGCGTTATCGACAATACCGAGAGAAATTTGGGTAAAGATTGAGGGCAGGCTTGACAACTTTGAAAATGCCATGAACCGGTTAGCAAAAATCACAAATTCTATTTCAACAGTAATGGGGAATGCTTTACGTGGTGGATTGTTAGCGTTATTACCTGCTATCGCTCCTGCTTTAGCTAGTGCTGTTGGTGTTCTTGGTTCTCTTGGGCCTATGATTGGATCTGCTACAGGTGGATTAATGGGTCTTGTCAGTGCTTTTTCAACTGCCGGCACTGGAGCAGTGGCGTTTGGTGCTTTAGCTGTCACATCCATTGGTAAAGTGATTAAAACGGGCCAAGACTTAGACAAACTCCAAGCCAAGTTAGATGATGCAACAAACGCAAAAGAGCGGGCTAAAATCATGGAACAGATAAACGTGTTGCAACAGTCGCTTGGAAAAGAAGAGAAGAAAGCCCTTGCTACTTTAGAAGATTTCAAAGATAACTGGCAAGAGATCGCAAGCATAACGCAGAAGCCTATCCTTAAATCATTCACCAACTCTCTCACAACGTTTAAAACGGTTCTGAATAGTCTTAGACCTATGTTTGTGAGTGTCGCAAATGGAGCGGTTACATTATCAAAGAACATGGATAATGCTTTTAAAGCTCCTGATCTTCAAAATTTTATTAAATGGATGAACAACAATGCTGGTCAAGCGTTTGTGACGTTTGGAAATATTGCTGGTAACGTTATGAGAACAGTCATGAATCTCATTGTAGCTTTCGGGCCATTGGGAAATGACATGGCTGCAAGTATGGAAAAAGCAACTGCTTCATGGGCCAAATGGGCGGCAGGTTTAAGCTCATCACAACGATTCCAAGACTTCGTTGCTTACACCCGTGAAAACGGACCAAAAATCTTAAAAGTTATCACAAATTTTTCAGGCGCGTTACGCCGTTTATTTGCTGCGTTTGGTCCAATGTCAGCAGATATGCTTACTTCATTAGTTGATATGACCGCCCGTTTTAGAGAATGGGCCGGTACTGTTCAAAACACTGAGGGATTTAAAAACTTCATTGCATATATCAAAGAAACAGGTCCTACTGTTTGGAGCACACTTGGCGAAATCTCCAAGACTATTATCAACTTACTTATTGGTATGGCACCTTTAGGTAAAACGATATTAGAATCTGTTAATGGCTTTTTACAGTTTACTAACACCACAATGCAGGCTAACCCAATCATTGGTCAATTAATAGCAGGATTTCTTTCTACTATTGGTGTTGTCCGAGCTTTAACACCCATGATTGTTTCTTTTTCTACACTCTTTTTGAGGTGGCAAGACATAGTAGCGATAGCAACAAAAGTCGGGTCAGCTATTAAATTGATCGGAACAATTTTTGGGGTTGTATCAAAGGTATTTATGGCAAATCCTATATTGTTAGCAATTGCCGCGATTGGAACAGCTGTATTCCTTGTCATTAAATACTGGGAGCCTATTTCTAAATTCTTCATCGATTTATGGAACAAAATCACTAGCTTTACTCAAAATGCATGGAATGGAATTATGACTTTTTTAAAAGGCTTATGGAGCGGCATCAAGAAAGTTGCTTCTAGTGTTTGGGGTGGAATCAAAGGCTTTATAACTGGTGTCTGGAATGGAATCAAGAAGGCGGCCACAACCATATGGAACGGGATTAAAGCGTACTTTACGACAGTATTTAAAATCTATAAAACCATTTTTACAACAGTTTGGAACACCATCAAGAAGGTTGTCACAGCTGTTTGGAATGGTTTGAAAAATACCGCCTCCTCAGTTTGGAACGGAATCAAATCCTTCTTCTCGACTGTTTTAGGCGGAATTAAAAACTTCTTTGTGAACAACTGGAACAAAATCAAGAGTACGACAACGACTGTTTTCAACACAGTAAAGACGTTTATCGGAAATGTGTGGAATAAGATCAAAACGACAGTCGGAAACGTTGTCGGCGGTATATGGAAGGCTGTTTCAGGCAAGTTCAACGATATAAAGAATACTGTTGGAAGCAAAATGAATGATGTCAAAAGCAAGATCAAGAGTATTTGGGATAAGGTCATGGCTTTCTTTAAGGGAATTGACTTATTCAAAATAGGAAAAGACATTATTCGAGGTTTGATAAGGGGTATAGGTGGCGTTGCTGGCGATCTTTACAAAAAAGCATCTGATATTGTAGGTAACGTTAAAAATACCTTTACTAAATTATTTAACATTCATTCTCCTTCACGCTGGATGCGTGATGAGATCGGTTATAACTTGGGTGCTGGTATGGCTGTAGGCCTTGATAGATCAACAAATACTGTGGTTTCTTCTGCTAAAAAGACAACACAGGCGGCGCAAAAAGCATCGCAAGCTGAAATGAAAAAAGCACAAAAGCAAGCGCAAAAACAAGCGGCAGCATTGAAGAAAAAACAAGCTGCTGCGGCACGTAAAGCGAATGCGAGAAGAAAAACAGGCATTGATAACAAGATTAGAGCTGTAGAAACCAAGTTTGACACAGGTAAGATCAGCTCAAAGACATACATCAAACAATTAAACGCGATTAAAAAGAAAAACAAGCTAACATCCACGCAAAATGCAAAGATTCAGCGGGAAATTTACAATGCGCAAAAGAAAACACAGAGTCAACAGAAGAAGAAGGCACTTGAGGCGCAGCGCAAAAAGGCAAAAGCGCAGCTTGCTTATCAAAAGAAGGTATCACAGAAGATAGCTAATGCAGAAGTAAAATATGACACCAAGAAAATAAGCGGTCAGACGTATATGAAGCAGCTTGAGAAGATAAAAAAGAAAGAGAAACTGACTGCTACACAGCGTAATAAGGTTCAGAAAGAAATTTATGCAACAAGAACCAAACTTCAAAAAGAAGCGCAGAAGAAAAAAGATGATGAGAGAAAAGCGGCTGATAAGCTGAATAAAGGTCTTCTTTCAGCAAACAATACTTATCTATCTAAGTTTAAAAGCATTAACGACAAGCTAACCAGCGACATCAAGAAGGCCAATGAAGAGTATAAGAACGCTCTTAAAGATCGTACTGATTCCATTTACAATGCAATGGGATTGTTTGATAGTGTCACCACAGAAAAAGTCAGTGGATCCAAGCTGTTAAAAAACCTGGAAGCGCAAATTGATAGAATGAAAGGTTTCCAGTCTGACCTATCAAAACTAACAGGCAGTGCCCCGAAAGAATTCGTTGATGAATTAAGACAAATGGGCGTGGGATCAGCTGATCAAATAAAAGCTATTGCTTCCATGTCTGCTCCAGAGCTAGATAAATATATCTCTCTATGGAAACAAAAACACAGCATGGCAAGCGAACAAGCGACCAAAGAGCTTGCGGATCTTAAAAATGCAACAACTAAAAAGATCACTGAATTGAGAAATGCGGCAAACTCTGAACTGAACAAACTGAAAAATGATTACATGAATAAAATTGCTGAATTGACTGTCAATGTTAAGCAGCTGGGATCGCTTAAAAAGAGCGGGCAAGCGATTGGATCTAACACGATGGCCGGCATTATTTCAGGAATGAAAAACATGAAAGGCGAGCTTGCGAAGGAAGCCAATAGCATCGCATCTACAATCGAAAAAACGATCAAGAAGAAGCTGAAAATTCATTCGCCTTCACGTTTAATGCGTGATCAAGTGGGTGTCATGGTGCCAGCTGGCATTGCTGTGGGGATTCAGCAAGGCGTAGGTACTGTGAGTAAAGCAATGAATGCTGTTACTGACGCTATGTATATCAAACAAGAAGATTTAAACATCGCTTACGATGCTTCTATTACAAACAGTAAAATAGGAGCGGTTAAACACGAATTGAGTGCAGAGCTTCAAAATATTGAACTTCCTGAACAAGTGATTGTTATTGAAATGGACAGCAAAAAGGTTGGTCAAGGTGTCGCGAAGCCTGTTGAGAATGAGCAAAAAAGAGCGAACGCAAGGAGGACGAGGATCACATGATTAACTATCAAAAACTTGTCCCGAATGCATGGAAGATCACTTTTAACGGTATCGACATATCACAATATTTCTACCTTAAAGAGACACCCAGCGGCAGGGGTGTTGTAGGTCGAGAGGTGAAAATAGACACGATAGGGAACCGCGCAGGCGGTTTTCTTCGTGGTACTAGATTACCTGTAAGAGTTATTACCCTAGAAGTGCTATTTGCCTTTTCCACTGAAAAAGAATTGAAGAAAAAACAGGAGGAATTGAACTTTATTCTCCACACAGATGATGAAAAGCCTCTTGTTTTCTTCGATGAACCAGACAGGACATATAACGCCATATTTGAGAGTTTGACAGAAGGTGAGACAAAGGGAGGTTTGCAGCATGCTACACTAACTTTTCTTTGTTCTGATCCTAAGAAATATGGAGCCGCGGCAGCTTATGAATTAGGCAAAGGAGTCCAAACATTCACAAACCCTAGTCTAGCGTCGATCGAACCGCAAATTGAATGTATTTTTACAGCAGCAGCCACTTCATATGAGGTGGCTCTTTTACATTCAAATGAGAGTGTCAACAAAGTCATAAAGGTTGTACACAACTTTATTGAAGGAGACACACTCATAATCGACATCGCTAAACGGAAGATCATGAACAATGGAAAAGCGATCATGAACGCATTACAAATTCAGTCAGCATTCTTTAGTTTTCCTGCTCAAAAACCAGTCAAACTAAAACTCAGTCACAAAAGCAGTATCAAATTTAAAGAAGCCTATCTATAGAAAGGGGGTCCGTCATGGCTGAGATATTCATTTTATCGCCAGAAGATGAACTTTTGGCTGTTCTGTCCAGTGACGGACAGGACTCGTGTAATTTTTGGGATGCTAAATACAAAGAAGAACTCAACTTGGGTTCTTCTTTTTCTTTTATTGCGGATGCTTCCCATCCTGACGCGCGTTATTTGTTTGAAGAGAATCAAGTCGTGTTCCGAGATAAGGACGGCGAGTTGCGGGCATTTGTTATAAAAGAACTTGATGATACGGATGATGGTGCTGAGATCAATACACTTGTAACCTGTGAGGCTGCAATGATGGAACTAGCGGAAACAATCATCAAAGAAAAGCGGCCAAAAGACAGAACTGCACAAGAGGTTCTTGATCAAGTGTTCGAACGCACTCGCTGGTCCGCAGAAGTGACCGCCGAGTTGGGCTTGAATTCGACTTCATTCTATAAAATGACTGCTCTTGAATGTTTAAGCGATGTCTTGAACAAATGGGGTGGCGAATTCAAAGACGTTGTGGAGTTTGACGGAAATACCATCACCAAACGCACGATCAAGGTACTATCAAGAAGAGGCAAAGACAGCGGTAAACGGTTTGAAATTGATAAAGACACCGATAGTATAAGACGTACTGTGATCAGCTATCCGAAGACTGCTTTATATGGTTATGGTGCATCATTGGAAACAACTGACGATGACGGAGAAGAAACAGGGGGATATTCCCGTTTTATCGACTTCGCAGATGTTGAGTGGAAGAAAGCAAATGGTGATCCGGTAAACAAGCCAAAGGGGCAAGAATGGGTAGGCGATCCAGCTTTATTGCAAAAATACGGTCGCTTAAAAAATGGAGAATTGATTCATAGAGAAGATATTTTCAGCGATGAAGATATTGAAGACCCAGAAGAATTGTTGAAAGCAACTTACAATCATTTAATCACTGTGGCATCAAAAACAGAGGTCAATTATGAATTATCAGTGAAGCTGCTTGAAGGCGTTGAGGGGTATGAGCACGAGCATGCCGATCTTGGAGATACAACCATCGCTATTGACCGCAATTTCGCAATACCTATCGAAACTTCACAGCGAATTATAACGATGGAATACGACATTTCTGATCCTGAAAATACGTGTGTCGTTGAGATAGGACAGTTCTTGTCAGTCTTACAGGGTGATGACCGAGTAAAGAAGTTGCAAAAGATAATTGATAGTAATCGTGGTACCTGGGAAAGAAAACCGGAAGCGGGCAACGTGACGGATGGCAGTTTTCCGAATACAAAGCCACCCCGTCCATCAAATATCAAAGCAGAAGGTTTGTTCAAAACGGTATCTCTTACTTGGGATTACAACCCTAGTTCATACATTGCAGCATATGAAGTGTATGCATCGCAAAATAAAGGATTTACGCCAACAGCCGCACAACTTATTTTCCGCGGGAAAACAGGAGGCTGGCACCATCAGGATGGTGTGGATGTTGATCAAGTATGGTATTACCGCTTACGATCAATAAACACGCATGGCACGGCTAGTGATTGGTCAAGTGAGTATGAGGCTAAAACATTAAGAGTCCTTAATGATGACATTATGTTTAGTGCTGTCACAGCGGATAAACTGGCAGCTCTATCAGTGACAGCAGACAAACTGTATACAGATATTTCAAACTCGAACATCTTACCGGGTTCATTATCAAGGTCTAGTGATCTAGCTGGGCTTAATTCTGCTGAATTAACTGTAAATGAACTGGATTACAATGAAGTTACTGTTACAAAAAAACTCACAGATAATATACTTTTTGGAATTTCAACATCTCCACGTAAATCGTTAAAACTTGTCAATGGAGAAACTTATACTTTTTCAATAGAAGTTAAACGAGGCAATTTGAAGAATTTCAATTACTTAAATTTCCGTTATTACGTTACACCCAGCAATCTTAAGAGACAAACCGTTGAGACTACTTTTGGCGATATTTCTAGCTTGCCATCAGATGAGTTTGTACGATTAAACTGTACTTTTACTTACACTGGCGATACTGCAAGTAACTATTATTTGCTATTCGGCGCTTATACAGAGAACGCTACAGATGAAGGCTCATTTGTCTTTAGAAATCTCCAGTTAAGAATGGGTGAAACTATTAAAGAATGGTCTGCCAGTCCTTATGATGTAATGCTCACTGAAAAATCCATCACTGCACTTCATGTGAACGATGCTGCGATCGGAACAGCTGCCATTCAAAACGCGGCAATCCAAAAAGCACATTTAGGCACGGCGATAATTGACACGGCGCACATCACAGATGGAGCAATCACGAATGCCAAAATTGCCAATCTTTCCGCTGATAAAATCACAGCTGGCACAATTAAAGGGATCACGATAGAAGGTTCACTTATAAAAGGGGCTAGAATCGAGCCAATTTCTCAAAGTTCAAGATATAAATCTTATATAACTGCTAATGAGATATACCAAGAATCTTTTGATGGAAGTACAAACGTATTAACTATAAAAGATGGTGTTTTTCAACAATCATATAAAAATGACGACAAAGTTTTAGTTGGAGGAACCACAATTGATAAAGGTTCTATAAAACTAGAAGGTGGATCTGGATCAACAGTGACAAATGGGTTCACTTATAGGTCATATCTCTATTCAGATTGGTTAGAAGGCTCTGGATACAGAATGGCAATGTTTGACGGTAAACAGGAAATTGATACTTTTTTTATCGGATCTGAATCTACTTATCCGGGATTCCCTTATGGTGATGCAATTATTTCAGCACTGAAAGGAAATATGAAAATCTCTTCTGCTGGAGAATTGACTGTTACTTCTCCTAAAGAAATGTTCTTAAATAATCAAGGGGCAAATTTTGATATTAAAGGGAATGGATCATATCTTTTAGATAAGATAAGCACAGACGGAAATTTTTATGCTAATGTCTCCAATGGTTATTTTGCGGCGTATGCTAAAAAAGGATTTCTCCTACACACTGGAGATGGATATGGGGACCTGAAAGCTCACACTATTGATATGTACAGCGGAAACCAAACAAAATCTCTTATGAGAGCTGCTGGCGTTACTCTATCTAAGTATGGAAATTCACTTCAAACAAATTGCCATATTATTTTTGATAGTGTTTCCATAATGATGGATACTACTAATTACGGGAGATATGACTATACAGTTTGGGAACGACAAAGTGTCGAGAATATGTTTCATGTCTTTTTGCAGGTGGAAGGTCCAAACTCAAGTGCTGTCATAGCAGCATTTGAAAATAAAACAACTACTGGGTTCCGAATTTATATACGAAATGCTGCTGGAATAGAAGCTGCTAACAAACGGTTTCATACTGTTAACATAATGATGATTACTGAAGCAGTTTAGAAGGGAGGGTTTACTTTGATTGAAATAAGAGAAGATGAGAGATTCAATCCTTTTTTTCGCTCACTTAAAGCAACAGAGACAGATACAGGAATTGAATTGAGCGCTTGCACTATACATCACATGTACGAGGGAGAATTAGTTACTGGTGATCTTCCAGCAGCTTTGATAAAGCTTGATGCGGATGAAGAAAGAAAATATCCAGTGCTGTATGACCTTTATATAACAATGGATGAGGAAAAGAAACATACTTATCATTTGGATAAAAGTTACATGTCACCTGATCAAATGCCATGTTATGCCGGGTCTGACTATCTCGTTTTAACTCTATTAAGTATCAGAGTAGATGTTAAAGGTGAAAGAGAGGGTTATATAAATGCTTTTACAGAAAGGGTGATTGAAGATGGAGGAACTGATACCAAACGTAATTAGAGGGGCCGTTCCTACAAAATCACTTGAAGAAAGATTGAAAGAAGCCGAAAAAACTCTTCAGGAGATCAAAGAAGAAATAAAGGTACAGGAGGAAATAACACATGAGTAATGAAATGACAAAAGAACAGCTGCAAACAGAGCTGAAAGCGACACAGTTAAAAGTGATCAGTTTAAGCGAGCTTCTTAATGAAGCAAACAATAAATTTGCAGAAGTGAGAGCGACATATACGATGTTGTCTGAAGAACATAAGAAGCTTAAAGAAGCTTTATTAAATCAACAAGGGAATGACACAACCGCAAACGCTGAATAGGCGTTTTTATTTTGCCTTCTTTAAGGAGGTGAGGAACTTGAAATAGGACTAGGGGGGCTTACTGATGTCAGAGGTGACGGAGGTCAACAACTTGAACATCATACAAAAGGACATGGTAGATTTAAAGTCTAGTCAGAAGGCTTTGGAACAGCGTGTTAACACTCTTGAGAGAAATTATGATAAGCATGATCAACAAATTCAAAGTTTAAACAATCAGCTTAACAAGATTGAAGAAAATACAACATGGATTAAAAGAACAATCACAGGGGCGATGATAACAGCTGTTATTAGTGGAGTGATTGGCGGTGTGATTGCCCTTGCATTCACATTCTTACAAAAATAAATGAAATGGGGAATTGAATATGAAGAATTTAGACAAAGGCACTGTGATAAGAACAGTGCTTCTTTTAGTTGCTTTGATCAATCAGTTTTTAGTTATGTTCGGTAAAACGCCTTTACCATTGGATGAAGAGTCCGTAAACAATTTAGCGAACGTTTTATATGTTGCTGGCTCCACAATCTTTACAACGATTATGACGTTAATCACATGGTTCAAAAACAACTATGTGACATCTAAAGGTAAGCAACAAAAAGAAGTTCTGAAACAAAAGGGATTAACAAAATAG